GTGGTATTTTTAGCCCTGAAATTACCTAGTTGAGATGAATATTATTCATCTCAACTAGGTAATTTCAGGGCTAAAAATACCACAGTTGGTAATTTCAGGGCGCAAAATACCACATTTGGTAGTTTTAGGGCGCAAAATACCAAAGAGGAAATAAAGTTGGTAGTTTGAATCCTGAAACTACCAAACAAAGTTGAAGTTGGTAGTTTCAGGGCACAAAATACCAGAGAAAATCAATAAATCCTACCAAAAGTTGCTCGCCGCCGAAGGCGGCAACCAGATTCCCCCAGAACACTCCAGAACTACCAAGAACACTTCTCAGAACTACCAAGAACACTTCTCAGAACTACCAGAATCCCAGAGAACACTTCTCAGATTCCTAGAGAACACCTACAAGAACTACCAGAATCCTAGAGAACACTTCTCAGAACTACCAAAGAAGGTATTGAGTTGGTAGTTTTAGAGAACAAAATACCAGAGATATTCAATAAATCCTTATAAAAGTTGCTCGCCGCCGTAGGCGGCTACCAGATTCTTCCGGAGTTCATTCCGGAGTTCTTGTGTTCTTGGAGTTCTCAACTTTACCAATTTCTTAATTTACCATTTTTTTGATTTCCAAAACCTTCCAGGAAGTCCAAAGCTCTCCAGACTTTCTTTTTTACATTTTTTGGATTTTGTTATTTTGTCATTTTGTCATTTTAAGAACTCCGGAACTGTTCTTGTGTTCTGGAGTGTTCTTGTGTTCTGGAACTATACTTGTATCTTTGGTTGATTTATTCATACAACTACCAAATATACTTCTTGTCTTCTTGAGGCTAAAGAAAATACTAGTTATACTACTATGAATCCAAATCCATGGCTCGTTGCTACAAGCACAACCTTCCTGTTGCCAGCAACCCTATTCGCATACAGAGGTATTTGGCATCTTTATTACAGCAACATTGCTGTTGTCGCATTTAGCGGAATATACCATGCCACTAAATTGACACCACTGTTCTATATTGATGTAGCCACTGCCAATATATTAGCTGTTCTTCATACCCTCTGGGCAATTGAAAATGGGATTGGCTTAGTTCCAGTTCCTGGAATTCTATACTCCATTCTCATGTTCTGGATTGGTCATCAATATAGACAATTTATATGGCATCCTAATATTGCGTATGCTACCCTATGGCATATGTCTATGCATATAGCTGTTATTAGTTCTCTTACTACTCTTGCTTTACTTACTAACTAATTTGTTATAGAGTTAAGGATTATTTCCATTCATAGAACTTCTGGATTGATACACTGTGTCCCATGTTCTTCGCAGTCTCATTCAACTCTTTTACTGGTTTTGATAGATCCATTTGACTAATATATAAATGTCTCAGAACTACCAAGGTCATTGGATGCTTCAGAACACGTGTCAACGTCCTACATGCCCAAGAACTGAACTGCTTCCTATCATACCCTGTATCCCCCCCTGTAGGCGGGTTAAAGAGATAGTTCCTTGGCCTCTCCTTCAAGTCTGCTTCCAGAATGACCATCAGTTCTGGAGGAATGGTCTGCTCTATCTTCTCATATCGCCCCTTGGTCTTGAAATCTGTCAGAACAACCTTTCGGTCTTTGAGAAGAATATAGTTGGGCTCCTTTGCCACCTTCCCTTCTGGAATTAATTCCGTGGCAAAGTAATCTGCTCTGACTGGATTCAGATAGGTATAGAATCCCAGAAGGAGTTTCTCTTGTCCAATCGGAAGTTCATCACGGACTTTGAGAATGTCAGTCCACTTCATATCTGCCTTATCTGCTTGACGTTCTGTTGGTTTGGATTCCAAATAGTGTTCCTTAATGGGAATTGAGTTCTTCTCCCGAATTAGAATCCATTCTTTCATAAGATTATTCTGGGTCTCCTCTCCTAGTCCCTTTACCTTCTCATGCCGTAAATAGGCTATGACTGCTGAAAGATAATGGTGATGATTTGTCGGGGTATGTGCGATGCCTTCTACTGTCTCCAAGGTCTTCATAGACTCCTCGGGGTTCTTGAGTAACTTCTTGAGGTCTTTGTGCGCCGTCCAACTTAGCCATTGCTCTATCTTCTTTGTGAAGAGCGTCTTGGATGTTTCTGACAACTCTGACTTTATGAAGAGGGCCATTCTATATTTTGTATTGTATTTAGATGTATTCAAGTTTTTAGATTGGTATTCTAAGAACTTGGATATTAATGAAAGGTGGTTATCTATATTTTCTAACGGTTCTTCGTTTTTTATATCCTCCAAGTGAATGTGATCTTGGTCTTTCTGTGGGAGGTCTTACTGTGGGAGGTCTTCCTGTGGAAGATGAAGATGAAGATGAAGATGAGGAAGAAGATGAGGAAGAAGATGAGGAAGACGAAGACGAAGATGGGGAAGCTATCTCTCTTGCTCCAGCCTCTACTAATACAGCAAGCTCTTCTTCTTCTGTAGGTTCTAACGGAATCTTTGGTGGCAGTGGTTTTCTAAAATAGGCAAAAGCTGCGGCAGTCCCCGCACTAAATGACCCAAGAATATAACCCATATTACTCCATAACCACTGTCGTCCCTGTGTTGCCAACCAGGCTGTCATTGCTGCCACACTCTCAAATCCTCCAGCAGCGGCTAATTGACCACCCCATGAATTATCAGCAGGTGGATTTTCCCATAATTGTATTCCAAACCACTGATATACTCTATCTCGTATACCATCTGCTGCTCCTGCGAATCTTCCAGCCTGTCCTAATCCTCCCCCATTTGGCGTTCCTTGAAGCATAACCGCAAATAATCCTACACCCCCTGTTAGTCCTCCTACAGCTAATCTACCCAATAATCGTGCTGGTAAATTACCTACCATTCTTGCCCTTGATAAGGCGAGAGATGCCGCATCTCTCGCTACACGACCTGCTACAGACTCAATTAAATCTAACACTGCTCTACCCGCATTCACAGGTGTATTACGTATTGCTGCTAAAAATATATCTATAGCAGGGCGTGACCCATCATTTATATGTGGTATAACACGAAGAGCAAAGTTTTCAATTACCTCTTCTGCTAATGCCGCATCATGAGCAAATACTCGCATCATACCTTGACGAAATTGACCCATTACTTCAGGTGTCATAGTCTCCATAAAAATACGTTGTGTATCAGGTGGCATTTGTCTTATAAGTATCTCTCGTGCCCTGTTGAGCCATGTACTATATGCTGCGATTCCAGCATTTGTACCACCTGTACCTAATATATGTCCAATATTTCCAGCACTTGGAACTAATCTATGTAATATCTCTATATCACTTGGAGAAGAATTAAACAAACTATTAAATCGTTGTAAAAATGCGTTCATTATACCTTGTAATCTTTGCGCGTTTGTTGGATTTGTACCTGGTAATATTTTTGGTGCTTCTGCTGCTGCTTTTGTCGCTTCTCCTATCAGTTTTGCTTCAGCAGTAACCGTCGTTTCTAAACTGTTCATCATATATTTTGCTATTTCTTGAGCCCGAGTAGATCCCTCTGGTATAGCCTTTATCGCAGCCTCCGCAGCCGCACGAGCACCTACAGCAGGATTTGCTATACCTGCTAATATACGTTCCGCTTCTGGCTTTCCTATATACTTACTTGCTACTTCAAGTATATCCGCAGGTGATCCTTCAAGCCGACCACTTGATATCAATTTTTCAATAAATCCTGTCTTTTGAGCCAACACTTTCTCTGGAAGTTTGACTGCCTTCAGAAAATCAGATGGCACTTTCATATTAGGATTTGCTTTAAAGAACTCTGCGATGAGTTTTGGAGCACCAGCAGCATGTTCTGGAGCAAATAAATCCTCTAAAATTGCTCGTGTTATTGGACCAGTCGTTGGTATTGGTGGCCTGACTGCCGCTGCCGCTTCTGCTGCTGCTGTCGCAACAGCATTCCCTACTACTCTCTCACCAACCGGTACTAAACGACCTATTACTTGCGCAGCAGGACGTGCCCCTGCTGCCGCAGCATTCACCGCAGCTCTCGTCATTATTCTATGATATAGCACATTGGAAACATTATACAAAACACGGAATAAAGTTATCACTCCTTGTCGATTTGTCATTACAGAACGTCCAAGTGCTTGCCCCAATGTACTAAAAACTATTGTCCCCACGGCACCTGCCGCACTCAAAACCGCTGTACTAGCAAAAGTAGCAACCCCAGTAAGAGTTCCTATTGCCACCTGCCCATATCGTGTAGCCAAAGGGAGAACAACCTGTTCAACCACTCTACCTGCCTGTCCAGCAAGTACAGCGCCTTCTCTGGCCGCCTGTCCAGCAAGTACAGCACCTTCTCTGGCCGCCTGTCCAGCAATTGCCGCACCTTCTCTGGCCAAAGGTGCGCCAACCTCTACAGCCACCTCTCCAGCCGCCCGTCCCGCTGCTGCTCCCTCTGCTCGAAATAGGGATGCTACTGCGGTACGTATATATGCTATAAATGCTCTGATTGACATATCCCGTAACGGATTTCCACCCCTCATGCGAAACCGCATTTTTCGGGTCTTTTTATAACGAAGGCGTGGTTTCGCATGCTTCATTCCCTATTATACTGAAAGAAAGAATCAGCCAACCTAAATTTGATTTAGTATAGACACATAGTCATACTCAAAAATGCCCATTACCCATATCTTCCACCTATCCGATATCCATATTCGGGCAGGAGATACTGAACGGAGTCGTGAAGATGAATACAGAAGTGTGTTTGATACCCTCTTTGACAAACTCCGTACCCATGCCGCCATTCAAGCAAAAACGGGTCTCATCGTTGTCCCTGGGGACATCTTCCATCATAAGAATGTCCTGAACCCCCCTGGCTACGAAATCGCCCATCACTTCTTCCAAGGCCTGTCCAACCTGTCCAAGACCGTCATTATCAGGGGGAACCATGATTATCGCCAGGATCTTCCTGATGAGAAGGACTTCATCAGCGCCATCATGAAGAACAACTATCCCAACATCACCTATTTGGATAAGACAGGGACCCATGAATTTGAGAACGTTGGACTCGGCCTCGTAGCCATTCAGGACGCCCTTCTGGCCAACGCCACCTCAGGAATCAGCCGGGACCTCGTGCCCTTCCCCAAACCTACCTTCTCCTCCAAGGTGACTCATTCAGTAGCCCTCTTTCATGGCTCCATTACCAAAGCCCGACTTCAGAATGGATTTCTCTATGATAGTCCCAATGGCTATCCTCTAGAATGGTTTGACGGGTATGACATGGTGCTTCTGGGAGATATCCATCTTCAACAGGTGAATCGGGCGACCCTTGTGAGTCCTGGCATCTACAAGGTAGAGAAGGGCACCTGGGCCTACCCTGGCTCCCTTGTACAACAGGACTTCGGTGAATCCCTTCTGGGCCATGGCTACCTGGAATGGGACTTGACAAAGGGCCTCGTCCATGAACATCATGTGCCCAATACCTATGGTTTCCTCAAACTCCAGATTGACGAGGAAGGTGTTATGAAGGTTCTTGTCCAGAAGGGAGAGCCTTTATTGTTAGATGACTGTATCGGAGAATCCTGGTTTCCTACCACCGTTCATGTCCGAGTTCTGGGAAAGGGGGTTCGCTGTAATGCGGAACTCTTAGAGGATATTCGGTCTGCCCTGACAGATGCCGACAGGGTGGTTCTGAGCATTCAGGAGATGTATCCACCTACAAAGACGAATGTGATTGTCAATGAAGGCGACAGGGAAGTGGAGGAGTTGGATGTGAATTCCCTCAATCAACCTGAGACCTGGATTCAGTTCATTGAAGAGAATTGTACTGCCGAGGCCGTTAAGACAAATCAGGTCTGGAAGGAATGGCTTCAGGACCCGAGTAAGATTCTTATGAAGACAGAGGGACCTTTGGACGATAAGATACGCAAGTACAATGAGTCTTTACACAAGTATGCCGTGGCTTTACAAAGGGAAATGGAGACTGTGGTCAGTTGTAAAACCTTCATGAAACTGAAACAGGTGGAATGGTCCTGGCTCTTCAATTATGGGGCTAATAACCACTTCAACTTTGAGGCCATGGACAGCAACCTCGTCGTCCTCAATGCCAAGAACGGCTATGGCAAATCCAACTTCTTTGAAATTGTTTGCTGGTCCCTATTTGGGGACGGGTTTCCAAGTAGGGAAGACAACAATTATTCGGTGGCCATCTTTAATACAAAAATGCCGAGCGGGGAGCATGCCATGTCACGTATCCTCTTCTATTTGAACAAGGTGGAGTATTGTATTGAACAGGTTCTGGATCGTAGGGTTCAACTTGGGAAGGATATTATCCGTCTTGTAAGCATCAAGGTCCTACGCATTGGCGTTTCAGAGCCGGTCAAAGAAGGGGTTCGCGCTGTCAAAGAATGGGTTCAAGAACACATTGGCACCAAGGAAGGATTCCTCAGTTCCTGTATGCTCACCCAGAATGGCGACTGTGCCTTCTTCCAAAGTGGGCCTGCCAATCAGAAGCGACTCATTGATAGCGTCTTCTCCTTGAGCGCCATTCAGAGTTTGGAACGCCTCTTGAAAGATGGTATGCGGTGCCATAACGCTGTTGCTGATTTATATGAGACCTATCTGGCCGGCGTCCAGAAAAAGGCTGAAAAGGCCAAGGTGAATGCCAACAGGGAGGCCTTAGAAGAGGGGATAGAAGAGGGACAGGGATTGCTGATGGACCTGGAAGTCCAGATTCAAGAAGCCCATGGGGGATGGTCGGCCTTGCCCCCGAAGGTCTTTGCGTTAAAGAGGTTGGAAGAGTATCGGGCTGAGTATGATGGAATGGCTGATGGAGTTTTGTGTGAGAACGTACAGGTATTGAAGGACGAGAGGGGGCGCTTGGAGGGCCTTGTTAATGATGAGAGGATTGAAGGGGGGATTACAAAGCCTAGTGGAAAGGAGGTTCGCTTTCAGGGTCTTGATGAACGCCTACACACCATTGAACAAGAGTTGAAGATTCTGAATAAGTCGGATGGCCCAGTCAATCCTTCTTTGACAATTGGGGACTGCCATGAGGTAATACAGGAGTACCGCATCTGGAAGAAGGGGAAGGTTGTTCCGAATCCTGTGGAGCCCTTAGAAATCCTTACCAAAATCACAGAACAGACCCGTGTCTATCATGCGATGATTCTTAGTCAACGCATGAGTGGTGTTCCCTGTCAGGAAGAAGAGGCAAGGAAGGAAATTAAACGTTTGAAGGGGCTTCTATTGGAGGAACAACAGGCCCTTGTGGAGAAACTAGTGCGTCATGAACAGGAGTATCCCCTGTTGGAACGGAGACTGGCCTCTTCTGCCAAAGACATTCGGGACTGTGAAATCCTGATTGGAGACAGCCAGAAGTTCAAGTTCAATCCTGACTGTGCCGCCTGCCGAGAACAACCCTTTAAGAAGGCCGAAGAGGGTGCCAGACAGAGGCTCGTTGTCTTGAAGGCTGAGCGCAAGACCCTCCAGACTCAGTGGAATGCCATGGACGACTATGATAGTCTGGCTGATTTGATTGGGAAGCGAAAGGAGGCTCAGAAGGTATTAAGGGTGTGTGAAGATGCTGGGCGGAAGATAGAGGAACTGACTGCCAATTTGCGCTTTACGGCTTGGCAGGGTACAGAGAAAGATGCGCGGGACTCCTATGAGAAGGCCAAGTTGGCAGAAGAGGCCAAGCGATGGACTCAGAAGGTGGCAGAGGCCGAAGCGTCCTTGGTTTCATTGCTAATGGCAGAACAAACACAGGGACAGGCATGGCTCAAGTGGCACCAGTTCCAGTTCCAGGAACGATTCGCAGTGGTTGTTAAGGCCATTCAGGACCATGAATTGGCAATGACAAAGAAGAAGGTGAAAGAGATTGTGGAGGCCTTTCCGTTCTGGCTAGAAGAAGAGCGACTGAGAACAAAAAAGGGAGAGGTGGAAATGGACGTTCAGAGAGCTCAGGATACCCTGGACCAGTTGAATGCCTCTTCGGAAGATGAAGAGGTTCGTAATGCCTTGAAGGAAATCGCTGTTCGGAAAGAGCTCTTGGACGCCTTATCAGGCGCCTTCCAGAAGTACCGAGAATGGCTCTACACCCAGAAGGTCGGACCGCTGATTAAGCAGTCTGTTAATAGACTCCTTGTCGGCATCTGTGAGGACCGGCCCCTGTATCTAGAACCCGTCTGGCTCAACACCATTGATACCTTCTCCTGGTTCCTGAAAGATGGCGACTGTCGTGTTCCCATTAATAAGGCCAGTGGCTTCCAGCAGTTCATTATAGGAATGGCGATGAGGATTGCCTTGGGTAAAATTTGTGGCCATACCATCTATAAGAATCTCATCATTGACGAAGGGTTCACTGCCTGCGACGTTAGTAATTTGGAAAAAGTCCCTGCGTTCCTGAAGGGGCTTTTGACAGATTATGATGGGGTTATGCTGGCGACCCACCTGGATTCTTTGAAGTCCGCTGGACATCGACAGGTGGTCATTGCCAGGAATGAACTCACAGGAGTCAGCCGGATTCAGGAGGGGCCTCTGGTTGTCGTAGAAATGGAAGAAAAGAAGAAGCGAGGGCGGAAAGGGAAGGATTAGGGACCTTTCCCTCTTTAGGGACCCTTCCCACCCAAGAGACCCACACCCGATCCTGTAACATTTGTAGGAAGAGATGGAATGGTGCCCAGCCAAATGTAATTGCGATAGAACTCGTACATTTTTGTATTGGTGACCTCCGTAATCTCCATTGAAAAGGACAGGTTGAGCCCATTCAAATCCACTATCTGTCCATAGGGATCCAACAGGGTTACCTTGATTCGCTTCAAGTCCGTCGGAGAAGGAAAGATAATGTCATTAGACAACATCGTAGAACCCTCGTCATACAAAATGGTATTTTTTGGTTGCTGGACAAGAATCTTTGCCAAAGCCTGGGTGAACTTATTGGTACTTTTTGTTTCCACCGAATAATAGTCATTCATTGCCAACAGAACATAGGGAGTTTGTATTGTCGTTATGAGGGACTCGGATACAAGGCCATAGGTGGAGATGCCCCCTGATGTGTCCAGAACAGTATTTGCGGTATAGGTGGTATTCTGAAATCCAAGATTGATTCCGATGCCCCCGCTATAGGACTGTGTACTGGAATAGGGAACAGTGAAATTTATGGAGAATGCTTGGCCCGAAGTAGTAGGAGCAGGGTCTCCAATCTGAGCCACCCCTGTTAATGCGATGGTTGTTCTGAGAGAAATAGGATTGGACGTAATCGTTAGGAAAATGCCATAGGGTGTTTGGAATTTACTGGTGAGTTGGGCCTGGATTGCTGTGACTAGTTGGGCCGAGGTATAGTTCCCATTTGCGATTCGGATAGTGTCTGTGCGATAATTATTGCTGATATCATAGGCCGATATGGAAAAATAGGTATTATTATAGGTGGCCGTGTTAAAGTCATACCAGGAATTGGGGATTTCCACGGAGGCAATGCGGATTCGGATGGTGTTCTTATAGGGATGCTCAAAGGTGTATTGGAAGTTGGAGGTGGTGTCCAGGGAATTCGTATCTCGGAACCGACTATCCACATTCACAATGCGCTTCCGCAAATCGTTGGAGTTAATCACGTCATTAAAATTAAAAATCTCATTACGCCGACTGTTAGATGCCATCTAACTTAGCGGCTCATTTGTGGTCTCTGTGCCTAAGCACAGAGACCAGAGTAATCTACGAACTTGAGGTTCGTAGATTTTGACTGCGATACACATTCGCATCAATGTTGAGATTTAGAGCCTTCATCTCCTCAATAGTGAACCAGCCCGCCGTACCAATCTCCTCATGGTCTCGCGGATTGAGCGCCAGTTCATAGTTCACCTCAAAGAGATAATAGTAACCCACCCGAATCGGACACTCCCGAATCGGCATCGGCAAATTGTCTATTCCAATCTCCTCCCCCACCTCTCGAATCACACAGGCAAAGGGATCCTCCATGACCAAGGGTTCGGTAGAGACAGTGTTGCGGTGCCCCTTCGGAAAGGACCACTTGCCCGTGCGTCTCCCTTGGACAAGACAATAGCGATTGGTCGTCGTACAACGAATGATGGCCCCATAGACCTCCGTCTTTCCGAGTTGAGGGCGCGGAAAGTGAGGGCGGCGTGGACGATTGTTCCAGGTTAGTGGAGCATTACGAGGGGCATTATGAATTGTATTACGAGGATATGCTGGATTCTGATTATGATTCGTATTATTCCATGGAAAGGACATGGTATCGAGACAGGAAGTGACAGTTATTTGGCTTACATCTTCCAAAAGTTTGTCCATATCTTCAAGTTTTATACTTAAAAATTTGAAAAAATGGTTTAGGCTCTCATTCCTTGATAAGTATGCCTTGCCGGATTTGTCTGGAGGATGAGGGGCCCTTTATTCATCCCTGTTATTGTTCTGGGACGATGAAGGACGTCCATCAAAAATGCCTCTTTGAATGGATTCGGACCATACATTTACAAAAGTGTGAATTATGTCATGCCCCGCTATACATTCATTTCAACTATGAAATGGAAGCAATAGGGTATTTAGATGGATTTAACCTACAGATTCTTACGAATCCCGCCCTTCATATCATGGTTCACTGCCTTGTTATGCTGTTCTTCTGTAGTTCTAGCAATTTCACATTGATGATGACCGAACGTTTCCTTCAATTTCAAATAACCTATAATGGAATCTATATTGCGATGATGTATTACTTTATACAGAAACGGGTCCGAAATAGGGGCCAGTATGTACTTCAACTCCTCTCCTTTCCTCGTGTCCTTGTGCTATTAGTGAATATCTTCCTATTATTAAAACTAATTGAGTCCCACAATCCATTAAACATGACCCGGTTTATTATACTCTCCCTTATAAATCAATCGTATATAGGATTATATCCACTTCTCCATAATCATATCCTAGACCAAATTAATAAGGGGCGCCATCCTACAATTATTGCTAGGCACAATCTGGAACGCAATCACTAAAGAGTCCCTTCTTGAACTTACAGCTTTGAATACATTTTAGTTCGCTCTTGGTTAACGCCTTCCTTTTTCTCTGGGTTTTTCCTCGTCTATTTCCCGTGATGGCTATTTCCTTGTAGCCCTTCCCATTCTTAATGTGAACCTTCTGGGTTTTTGTGACTCCCTTCCCGTTCTTATAGATGGCGATCGTGCTCACCGAATCATAGAATTGGCGGGGCTTCATTCTACCCTGTGTGCCGATTTTATGTATTTTTCCTTCCCCCCTTAAGGCAAGATGGGTTGCGGGTGTGCGAAACGGAGAGGTCCTATAACATTAGTCGGAGCCGATGCTGCTGACGGAAATCCTGATACCTGGGGTCCGCCTTTGTGGTCCATTCTCCATATCATCGCAGAACGCATCGGAATTAGCGGAATGGACGCCGACCAAAATCGGGACATCAGTATTCTTGTGAATTTGTTGTCCGCCATTCTGCCTTGTTCCACCTGCCAAGGCCATATGCGACAATATGTCGCTATGAATCCCTTTGTTGTGACAGGGCTGATTGGAGCAGATCTTCGTACCTATTGTCGTACCTGGCTCCTGAACTTCCATAATGCCGTTCGGACCAGTAAGGGGCAGCCGATTGAGATTACCACCTTAGAACAACTTGCGGGCTTGTACGGCACCGAAAAAATCCAGGCATGCCAAATCCAGGCACTGAGCGCGAATGTGATCTACGGAATCCGTATGGGCCTTTCTAAGATGGATACCTGGAAACGCTGGAACGGCATCTTCCAACGACTCAAGGTGATGGTGGGAGCATAAGCCCACACTGATTCTGAAGTTGATTGATAAGCACCTGGTTGATTTCAGGAAGCGATAGATTCTCATATCTATAAATAATCGTTTTGAAGAAGGTCCATTCATAGAACGCCAGAAGGGCAATCATAATTCCATTGTCAATCAAGATGCGCCGCCAGGCCAGTCGGAGCCCTGCCTTATATCCCATACCACCACTTAGCAGAACGGCTACGAATAGCCCCAACACATACATCCACGCCTGGACCTCTAAGACCTGATTAAAGGTGATTCTGTTATAGAACGCCTGTTGTCCCTGTTCCGTAATGTCTGAGACATTGAGGAAGAGAGACAGAGCCTCATTCATATCCATGGTTACATTCTGGGACCAAGAACCACAAGAACTCAGAATGCCATTCACATATCCGTCCACGGTCTTCTGGAGTCCCGCATTCTCAGACTGACTGATGTACTGGAAAAAGAAGACAGTTTCAAAGAGACTGAGAAGGAAGATGTGGACACCGAATCCCAGAAGGCGATTGTACCATTTTTCACAAGGACTATAATGGCTTGGAATAGGATGTTCTTCCGTTTCTGTGATAATAGAGGATAGGGATGTCCGAAGTAAAGGGTCTCCTATTGTAAAATCACTGGTGCCATTATTTATGTACAGGAAGGAATCAGAATAGGAAGGTGGCCGTTTAATTCTGGTCATTCCCCTATTGTTAATCCTTTAAAATCAACCATAAAATTTGATTAAGTTGTCTATACTCTAATAAGAACAATAAAGCAGTACCATGTCCTCCAAGACGAAACCACCCATCAAGTACAGCCCTCCAAGTCCCAGTCCTCTACCAGACGACTACCCTGCCTTCTGGGCGTCCCTCACGGCCCAAGAACAGACGCTCATGGAAATTGCCAAGGAGAAACTGGGCTCCTCCTTCTTCGTTCAATGGTGCCATGCCTATAAGGAGTGGAAGGCCAAACAACAATTACTGACAAAATAAGTCTGCCAAAAAATTGAACTGTATGTATTTACTTTTTTGGAAGATACCCAGTATCCTTTATATATCTCTATGGATACATCAGCATTTCGCCTTTCCGAGGCAAACCATATAGTCTGTGTTTGGATACAGTCTCCTGCCGGCCCCTATCCCTATGCCGACCCCATTCGTCTTCATGTTCCCAAAGAAACCATTCAGCGCACCCGCTTTCCCCAGCAAACCATCGGGGATATCACTGAGATTTGTCTGGGCAAGCCCTCCCATAGACATCAACGATTCATTCTTCTGGAGTCTGTCCCCGACCACTTTGTACATCTCCTCATCAAGTCGGAGTTGTGTATTACACACTGTTCCTTTGATTCAGGACAAGAGGTCCTACAGGAGAGGGCCCGCATTGCCCTCTTGAGTTGCCGCCTCGCAGACTATATGGATAGTGTCATGAAGTTCTTGCTAAATGCGTATGTTCATAGAACTGAAATGACCGACTTTGATATTGCCTGCTTTGAACAGGAGTTTATAACAGACATTCAGGAATTATATGTTGACATTTACTATTCTCCTGTGTGTAATGACCAACGTGCCTTATTGGAATGGTGTGTTATTGTAAGAGACTCTGTACACAGGCCTGACGGTGATTTAGACGCGATTCTGGACAAAACACATATGCTGTCACATAATACGACGTGTCTTGGAACTGGGTGCGGTGTTCTGATATTATAGGGGGCTGTTTCCTTTTTTTTATAAAAACCCTAGTCCACAAAATTTGTTATGTATGTTCCAAGGAACACACCTAAGAATATTTTATGATTTGTATGTTGGAAAAATACAAATCATAAAATTTGAAAACTCTATTTTTTAAATAGACCTACCAATAACAAATCCTAATTCGGTACAATGCGTTCAGACATAGACGTCGCACTATACCGTATTGAGAATGACCGCAACATTTCCTGTGTTGTTCTGAAAGGTATTGCCCCCGATGAAGAGATAGAGGGACCCGCGATTCACTTCATCATCCTCCTAGACCAGTCAGGAAGTATGACCAATCACAATCGGTTCAAGAATGCCATCAAGTCCATTCAATGTGCGCTAGACCTTATGAAGGAGCGAGACATCTTCACACTGGTCACCTTTGACAGTGTGATTGAATTCCGTGTCCGTCGCTTACCCCTTACAAGCGATAACAAACTTCATATTCGCACGCTTCTCGGCTCTCTGAATCCCAGAGACAACACCCATCTCTCAGGAGCCCTGTCCGCTATCCATGATATCATGGAAGATACTGGTAGTAGCAGCAGTAGTAGCAGCAACAGTAGCAGTTCCAGTAGTAGTGCCTACAAGAATGGCGTCTTCTTGCTAACCGACGGGGAGCCAACGGTTGGTGTGTCGGATATTCCTGGCCTCTGTGACCATGTCCGTGCCATTATGGAACGCTATCCCAATGTGACCATCACCAGCGCAGGCTATGGAGAAGGCCACAATGCCACTCTGCTCCAAGAGATTGCCACCGTCGGCAATGGGTCCTACAACATTGTCAACAATCTGGAACAGGTCGCCACCGTCTTCGGGGACGTCCTCGGGGGCCTCCGAACCTGTCTTGTCCAACAAGTTCGCATCCTCGTCCCTGTATCTGTGATTCAATTGACCAAGTTCGCTGAACGCGTAACTGGAGAGACCAAAGAGATTGTTGTGGGAGACATTATTGCCGGCTCCGAGATTACCGTGGTTCTGGAGGGACTCCCCTCTAGTTCTCCAGAACAGGTCGTATTGAAGGGAGCCGATGTAAGAACCGGTGTGCCCTTTACCAATGTGATTGTCATGGACCCCCTGACTCCTGCCCGTCAACAACAGGGACTCGCAGCCTTCCTCCGTTCCGAACTGGCAAACTTCGTGGAGCGAACGAATCAGGGCATGAATCACAGCATCTATGGAAATATTACAACGGAACTCCTGCGCATGGGAAATGGGTTGCTAGCTAAGTTACGAGCACAACCTGCGAGCCCCCTGATTGCCTTCCTCATCAGCGAATGCGAAAAGACCCTTCGCTTCGTCACTATCCCGCCGCCTCCCATGCTCATGCGTTCTACCAGCAACCAGATGAGCCAGCATTCCGCAGCCCTGGGAACTGGCCGTGGCATTCTGTCCATTCCTGTGGGGGATCCGACGGCTGTAGCTATCTTCTCTAGTCCTACGCAGAGGCATCAGTCAGAGACCATGCGCATGACCTCAGGGGCCTATGATGATGATGACCATGTGGATACCCCCTATCCAGGAGCAGGAGGTGCGGCAGGTTCGAATGTTCCTCCCTCTCCTAGTCTGAGGCGTTCCTAAGTTCATGGCGATGAGCTTATTTTTGTTATACCTACATAGGGATGAACTTCCGAGATCGGAGAGTCTTATTAAAACCAACTATAGACTCTATGCTGAACATATTAACCACCAAGGGACATCCAGAATATCTGTATAAGAAGGGTACAGAGATTCGGGTGTTTAACCGAATGGAAAAAGGGTATTCCTATGTGTTGGCAGAAGACCCAGGAACCAACTTTGCCCCTGACTTCAAGCCCGAAGTGAAACCGTGGGAAATGTTGGCGCTCGGAGTCTTTGAAGGCAAGTATTTCAATGACTGTATTCTGGAGTTTCCGAAAGACTGGTTCTTGCCAGCTCTGATGTTGGGCAAGTTAAGTCCCGAGAAGGCGGATGTTTCAATAAATCTATTTCAGATAGACAGCCGACTCCCTTTAACAGAATGGCACACCTATGGATGGGTCCCCAATAAGGAGGGACATGTGGCCAAACAATTCCCCCTGTTGTCCGATCCAAAGAAGAACCCGGATGAACGCGGATGGGCCCAGTGGTATTTTCGGTATTACTTGGGACGCCGTCTGCCAGAGTTGGACGCGGTCCAGATTAAGCGATGGAAAGCCTTTGTGCGGCATGCGGGACAGATTCGGGCCAACTGTACACCTGGGGATTTGAGTTGTCGGCCAAGGCAAAGGCAAGCCCTCCTGCAATGGAGTCATGACCCATTCCTCTAAAGAGGAACTGGATCATACGATCATGATCCAGTTCCTCTAAGGAGGAACTGGATCATACTCTCACGATCCGTTCCTCTAACCTAAAAAAATACACCCTATTCTCTATAGATGCCATCACCCATTATAGTTCTCAGTTTAGAACAGAAAGATAATGATGGTAATTCCACCTTTATCTATCAGGCCTTTTCATCATCAGATACAGCTCGTCAAACTCATAAACTTCTGAAAGATGTCTATTATACAATTGGGTATCAATATGATGTACAGCCAGATAATATTATTACAATACGTGGTATATTATCGCATGAATCACATACAACCTCTTCTACAACGCTTCAACAACGAGGACATGAAATCCGATGTGTGATGAAGGCGACAGGAGATATTCATCTTAATTATCCTATCCGAGGCTCTAACGTGTCGTATCCAGAACAGGTTCCTCAAACAGCAGGCAGTCTTACTACAATACCCCATGAGGTCATAGATCCCTATCATTTTAATGATAATTCTGATTCTGATTCTGATTCGGATTCCTCTTAGAGCTTTTTAATATAGTGATAGGCCGCATAGGCCGCGGTAAGGCCAAAGGCCAGTTCCATGGCCCTCAGAAGCCAGAACTCCTCAATAGAAATAAGTCGGTGCGTCTTGGGAAAGTCATTCGTAATATTACAGATCGCACACCCTTCTATATCTTGAATATCCGTCTTGGACGCCCGTTGTCTCACAACAAACTCCGAGAGGCACAGAATGTCCAAGCCATAGACCTTCTTATAAAAGGCAATCCAGATATCAATATGAAGATGAAGGGAATGCGGTGCTTCTTTCAAGAACTTCCTGGCCCCGCGCAAGGTAATGAAATAACACTGCATGCCAATAAAGGCGTCCATTGTGGACAGCCCAGATTGCGGTTCAATCAGAGTCGTTGTACTCCGCGTATTAGCCAAATTCAAAAAGTCCCATTGTCCAGGGTTCTGGAGAATAGGACTCGCAGCAATCGTCTTATTCATTATTGGAACAAGATCCGGTGTAATCTTGACATCATCTTCCAGAATAAGAACAACAGGCACATTGTTCTGAACCTGCCATTCCCAGATGCCAATGTGACTGAGGGCACACCCAATGCCCCCCTTGGTATTCAGTTCTTCATGAGACCTGCGCGTTTTATACATAATATTGTGCTTTGTGATAAGCGGAATTCGTGTATCATTCAGAATGTCCAACTCAGCCCCATTGACAGCAGGAAAGCGCTTCAGTTTTGGTAATCGTGTAACACCTGGCTGGGCTGAGAATTGAATCCAACGATCCTTGCGCTTATCCATATTAATACAGAATGCCGGTATCGTATCTACAGACCACTGTCGTTGTTCCATGGAGTCCCTATTTAGTCGCGTATAAATTTGATTTATAATTTACATGGCTTTGAAAGCAAAGATGGGTCGCTTATCCGTTATTCTCGGTTGTATGTTCGCACAGAAAACCACCGAACTGTTGCGTCGTATTCGGCAATACAAGGCCATCGGATACAATGTGCTAGTTGTCAACTATGCGGGAGATACTCGGTACGGAACAGATAAGATTATCAGTCATAACACGGATTCCTATGATGCCTTGTGTGACAAATGGCTTCAGAATGTGTCCCATTTAGTGGAATCGGGGACCTATCAAGTCATTGTCATTGATGAGGGTCAGTTCTTCAAGGACCTGTATGACTATGTGGTGAAATGGACGGATACCTTGCCTGTTCATGTTATAGTAGCAGGATTGAGTGGCGACAGCAACAGAGCGCCGTTTGGAGACATCCTTCGCCTAATTCCTTGTTCGGAAGAGATTCTTCATCTGACTGCCTTATGTGCTGTCTGTAAGAACGGGACACTGGCCCATTTCAGCAAATGTATGAAGGCGGATAAGGTGGAACAGGTTGTCATTGGCGGAGCCGATACCTATATGCCAGTCTGTAGAACGCATTATAATTTGTAACAAAAATTTTGAAGACTCTATTTTTCAGGAAGGAGAAGATATTCTCACCATGCTTCGTACGATCCTTCTTACGAGTTTGCTTATCTACAGCGTCGCCCTAGACCCCGTGTCAATTGGAATTGGATTATTCATCACAGGTGCTGTAACAGGTAGCATCTATGCCAAGCCAGACACCTACTTCAAAGGCGAAATGAGTGTGTGTCGCCAGTACGATGGACCTCACAAACCCCAGTCCTTCCTTGGACTGACAACCTGTGTTGCCCCTGGCTACCGCATCAAGTTGTCCAACAAGGTCGGATTCAAAGAGGCCATCACAGGAACCACGAGTGACGGCAAGACAGCCCAGATTAATGTGGATACGGTTCTCTATTCTCCTGATTTGGAAGAACAGCAACTGCGACTATCAGAACGACACAATCCTGACGAAGACTTTGCGGAGACGCTACTCAAGAAGCCATTACGGTATTGCCTTCAGAAGTACATTAGTGAGATGACCTTGGAAGAACTGAAGAAGGACCGCATGCCCAACACCACCTATTCAACAATCATGACCACCTGTATGGAAGAATATGAGACAACGTTCAAACCCATGAACATGTATGCGGCAATGAGATAAGACGTAATAGGACTATTACTTTTTATTTTAGTTACAGGGTTATTTACAGACTTATTTATAGACTTATTCACAGACTTATTTACAGTCTTAATCACAGACCTATTCACAGTCTCATTCACAGAGTTTAAATAAATATCCATATACTATAATGAAAATGACATCAATTATCATCTATTATGGATATACCTATTTTGGTTTGCCAGACATTGACGAAAAAAAAGAGGGTTATTTTTATTCATATGCGAAGGTGGATGATTCAGATGAGAAGATAGATGATTCAGGTAAGACGTCAGGAGCCAGTTCCAGAAGTCAGTTCCAGAAGTCCGTATCCATTGGGACTGCCGAGCAGTCCCATAGCCAGTTCCAGGAGCCAGTTCCAGGAGCCAGTAGCCAGGAGCCAGTAGCCAGTAGCCAGTAGCCAGTAGCTAGTAGCCAGTAGCCAGTAGCCAGTAGCCAGGAGCCAGGAGCCAGTAGCCAGTACTGGGGAGCCCAGGGCTCCCCGTCAAAAAAGGAGCCAGTAGCCATTGGGACTGCCGAGCAGTCCCATAGCCAGCCCAGGGCTCCCATCAAAAAAGACTATAATACGCTGGGGGGACCCTAGGGGTCCCCCCAGATTTACGTCAAATTTTAAGCAAATTTGACGGGGTACCCCATAATAGGACCCCCTGGGTCCCCCCACTTACTTCAAATTTTTTTTGGATTTGATTTTGGCTCCAAAACAGGGGAGCGGTGGGGTCGTCCCCCCTGTCAAAACACGACAAAATTTGAAGTAGGGGGTGGGTGGGGCTAGCCCTCGATTGCCTATCGCAAGTCAAATCCAAAAAAAATTTGAAGTGCCGGCCGGCCCAGTAGTAGTAGTTGTCCTACAGCCATAGTCAGCCGTAGTAACACCTTGATCACTCTATACAGTTCCCAGATGTCTTCGTCTAGTCACAGTATGTTACCTGCCAGTGCAATTGCATCGGCGGATCAAGCCGGTCTTGCGACCCTCCTCGCTCAGTTCTCATCTGCGCTTGCTACCCTGCAAGCACAGAATCTTGAACTAGCGACGGCTCTCAAGTCCACCAAGTCCTCCGCACCCCGCGGAGGCAAGTCTGACACTACTCGTGCCGCGACTATTTATAATCTGTTCCTGCAATATGTGCTGTGGCTGATTAAGAATAACGCGGAGATCGGAGCGAAGTTTCAGACTGAATACCCCGCAGTCTCCAGCAAAGATGGCAAAAGCATGGTAGCCCCCTCTGGGGCTACCATGAAATTTGCCAGCGAGTTGTGGGACAAGGGTAATAGTACACTGGCCAAATCGTTCGTAGCGGACGAAGGTGGCCACCTCAGCAGGCTTAGAGCCGCTGCGGGTACTACTACTCCTGTCACGACTGCGTCCTCTAACTCATCATCCTCCAACTCATCCTCTTCATCGTCTTCTGCTAGCACTGCCAGCACCAGCTCGACTTCCTCCTCCAATCGCACCGAAAAGGCTCAGATTACCAATCTCCACAAGCTACTCACTGATCGCGGACTCACGTTCTCGGCTGGTGCTACGCTGAAGGAGTTACAGGCAATCCGAGACAATTACGATGCTGAGAAGAAGGCGGAGGCCAAAGCTGCTGCTGACAAGGCTATGGCTGACAAGAAGGCTGCTACCGCTGCTAGAAACGCTGATGCCAAGACCGCGAAAGCGGACGCGGCAGCAGCGAAGAAAGAAGCGGCGGCTAAGGCTAAGGCAGAGAAAGATCTCGCGGAGCTCATTGAGTGGCTGAATGCCCGGAACCTGGTCCATGTGGGCCTGGATCTGGAGGGCAAACAGGCACTCCGTGAAGCCAACAAGCGAACTCGCCCTGTCAAGCCTGAGTTGCGTAAGATTCCACCTGCCGCAGCCACAGCCACAGCCACAGCCACAGCAGAGCCGGTTACCAAGCATGCGATGCATCTCCCCACTCCTCCTAGCAATAGCAGTAGCAGCAATAGTAGTAGCAGTAATAGTGCTGCGGCTGTTGTTGAGCCTGAGGTTGAGTGGGAAACAATGAGCATTAACGGTCAGAACTACCTGGTACACCCTGATACACTTAGGGCCTATGCGATTGTGAATGGTGTGCGTAGTGAGAAATCGGCGGGTATCGTGGAACAGCCTGCGAATTCAGAGGATGTGTATCTGATGCCAGAGGAGGAGGAGGGGGAGGAGGAGGAGTAAGTGCCGGAGGGCACTGGTACAAAAACGGCGTGGTTTTTGGGGGGGTAACCCCTTTTTTTACTGTGGATGGGCTGTATTGGCTGTATGGGCTGGATCGGACCGCTCAGCAGTCCGATCCAGCCCATTTTTTTTTATGTCCAAAATTTTGAATCTGGAGAGGCCTGGGACCGGAACAGCACATATGACAGCCATTCCCGGACAAATCATCAATCTACGGATTGAGATACAGGGATTACAGCAGGCATTTGCCTCAGGGCCCAGTATCCAGGATATCATAAACCGAATCATAGCGAATGTAACGGACTTGGATACTCCTGCCATCACCACCTATGACCATTTATTAATCCTCAGGGACCGAATCCAGTCCATAGAGATAATTGAGGACCGTAGACAGGCCCGCATGAGACTCACCACCTTTATCCAAACGTTACGTAATTTCCTGAACTGGTATTGGGACTTGCCCGAGATAGATAGGCATCTCGTGAACTATCTGGGCCTCTAAATCCTGACCCCTTTTTCTTATAAAAAAATTGAAGTCTGGATGATCCTAGGAGGATAGGCTGTGTTATAGCCAACCAGCGTTATAATTACCAATTAATCATTCTGTATACAAGACACCATGTCTACTCCTGTATATTCTCAAGAAGTCGCTCTGCTTAGAGCCGAACTAGCCGAGGCACAGGTTCGGGCGATTCAAGCACGCCTGGATGCCCTAACTATGTCGTCCAATTCTGCTGCTGCCTCTGCTACCTCTGCTACCTCGTGTCCCTTAATCGGATCCAAACTCCGAGAGAGTGAGCGTCGGATTCTCCTGGAACTGGTTCGAGTCAAGGGCGGTGGACCCCTACTCGTCTGGTTCCGCCTCTTTGATGCCACTGTGAATGGTAAGAAGCATGAGATTGCTGCTCTGATTGAGGAGGATGGATCCTTTGGCTACAAGAAAATGGACGGCTCCTATCTGAATAAGCTCCATTCCTTTGAGGTCATGTGGTGGATTCGCTCCGAGTACAACCTCAGTGGCTCGGTGCCTTACGAAGACCTCCTTGCCGATGGACGCACCTTCCACTGCCTCAAGTTTGCCTTTCTGGACGGCGAGACCCGCTACAGCCTACTGGGCATGGCCCACGATATCCTGAAAGACCTAGACTCGGACAAGAAGAGTGGATATGTGACTCCGCCGTCTAGCCCCATCAGACCCACCCATCCTCCCTCTCTTAAGCGCAAAAAGTATCCACAGGGAGGAGGCGGTAAGGCATCTAATTCCGCAGCAGCCAGTTCCGTGGCATCTAGTAGCGTGGCATCTAGTAGCGTGGCATCTAGTAGCGTGGCATCTGGTGGCAAGGCATCTAGTAACGCAGTATCCAATTCAGCGGTATCCAACAGCGTGGCATCCAACAGCGTGGCATCTAATAGCGTGGCATCTAGTAGCGTGGCATCTAGTAGCGTGGCATCCAGTAGCGTGGCATCCAGTTCCGTGCCATATACCAGCCTTCGTCCTCCCCCTGGTATTCAGCGTAAGCCTGAGATGGTTATTCTAGCGGGAGGCACCCTGAAAGCCCCGCTGTCCCTCAGTGCCTTGTACAAACCCCGTTAGGCCAATGCTAATCCGATAAACTATCCCAAGTTTTCAAGAATCATCCCCGATTCTTTTTTTCGTAGTTCGGCAACCAAATGGACCACATAAAAAATATTTGGACAGTCCTCATAAAAAAATTTGAAGTCCCATGGATAATCAGCAGAGATACTGTCTATACAACCTATTCTGTATATACCAATTAATCATTCTAAATACATCGAGATGAGCAGTCCTACTGATTCCATGCTTGTATTTGTTCCTGTGGGCGACATCGCCTGCTTCCTAGCGGCGTCCATGTTTCGCTGCGTTCGTGCCAAGCGTGCCTATCGTGTCTTTGATCCCAAGGACCGTCGCACCTGGCCCAATCCCAACATTATCACGTCCAGTACCTGGCTGTACATTCTTGGTTCTAACTTTCCTGAAATGCCAGTCCATGAGGCCAAAGCCAAAAAGGTGTTCCGCATTGTCGCCACAGAGTCCCTGTCAGTTGCGGGTGTGTTCTGGACCACTATGTTTGGCCTGCCCCTGGCGTTCAATCCTGTGCTTCTGGCCTTTGAGCGTGTCTGGAGTAATGCTCCGAATGTGATTTCTGGTGAGTGGGGCCTCCGATTCGCCCTCATGGAATACGCACAGATGGCTGTCAAGGAGGGCGTAGAGAAAGCCCTGATAGAGTCAGATGCCTACTTCAGTCGTTCCACTGCTGCGATTCTCGCCGACTGTGACAAACACTACGAATCCAAGATGGCGTCCATGCTGAGTGTGATCAAAGACCGTCCGCAGTATACCGTCCATGTTTCAGAGGAGGTGGTCAAGGAGTTTGGATTGCCCAAGGAGTGGCTTGGATTCGTGGTGCGCTTTGTGGATACGACAGGGGTGGAGGTGGATACGAGTTTCTTGGCATACAATATTCGCACAACCCTTCCTGGTGTGGATATTCTGGTACAGTATCGTCGGCATCAACTCACGAATAATGTGTGCCACCGATACTACTGTCGTACGATTAGCGACAAAGTGACGACCTTGCTGGACTGGTCCATTCTAGCAGGACACCCACGAGCCGCAAGTGGTCAAGTCACAGGAGCCAAAGCGCCATTTAGCGATGCTACTAAAATGGAGGCCATTGACGATATGCCTCCATTAGAGGAGGCCTAGATACAGCCCACTGTATCCTACAAAAAACCCAGTCGGGTTTTATAGAATCACTCCATGATTCTTTTTTTATGGAGTCCCTATGAAAATAAATGCTCCGAAGAGCATTTATTTAACATTTTTTTGGACTAATGATACGAGTCCCAGATGGTTAGGAGACGCTTACAGGTGGCTACAAAGTCAGGGTATTCCTCAGCATGCGATGCTATAATCACATCGCACTTCTCCAGTATCGTCCTGCGAAATATAGGGTGCCGTGCCATATAGTCAGAACAGTCATCTGCCAGGAATTCCATAAGTGCCTCCATCACATGTGCCCGTGCTCCCATATCGGTGTATTGCTTTGCCAATTTCAGGAATCGCTTGATTTCATCGGCAGTCTCAAGGTCGGTCGGCTTGGCTGGGAAGCACCTCTGTAAGAACGGACTGAGCGCTAGAATCTCTGACAGGCGCCACTCTTTTCCGTCCGTATCCGTATAGTACAGCACAGTCATGGCATTTTTGGAGAAATCCGGATCAAGCGCCCAATCCTTGAATATCCAACAGACTTCCAACGCCGACAATCCATCATCGTCCTTGGACGAGAACAGGTGGTTCTCCCGCAGCGTCACCGTGTGTTCTTTCTTATCTTCGCCTCTCCCGGTCCCGAAGAAAGAACACACGGTGAATTTCATCGGGACTGGGAGGAATGATACACAATTGCGAAAGGCAATTTGGTCTGGGGTCAAGCCAGCGTCCTGTAAGAACCCAGGGTGACGCTCTCGGATTTGCCACAGCGTGCTGTCCTCCATACAGCCCTTGCCAATCGCCAAGAGCCGCATGGCGTCCTTGGCTGACACCGTCTCACCCCTATGGTGACGGACATAGGCGAGGGCATTAGGCCAGGACTTCTGAAGCTCATAGTCAAAGACGGTATTGTCCATGTCAAGGGTGGCTTCATACTCTTGGCCATCGTCCATGGCCAAGAGCATGTTTAGAGGCAGGGTGAACCCTTCAAGCAACGTAGCCATTTGTTGCTCCTCTGATATAATTACTGGACAAACGGCAGAATTGCTCATATTGATAGTATATAGTGATTAATTGGTTTATACTGAAATAGGTAGTATAGACAGTAGTCCTGTTTTGGGGGCCTCGGACTTCAAATTTTTTTATTGGAAGATTCCAATAAAAAAATACTCTGGTTTCTCGTTCCGAGAACGAGAACCACAACTTTTTTTATTGAGTAAACTCAATAAAAAAATACTCTGGCTCCTCGTTTTTGGAACCAGCGGTATTTTTTAGGACGGAAACAGGCGTTTGTGGGCTCGGCGTTCGCTAACAGACTCTCCTGTGATACAGTATATGACATCAGCCCCTGTAAGGTTGGTAGTCTCATGAAGCGAGAATAGGCTGTTTTTCTGTATGGTCACGAGTTCGCCCTTATATTCAAACGTCTGAGGGGGTCTGTGACCCATCTTGTCGCGACATTCCCACTGCTCCATGGTATAGGTGGCATAGCCCATGTACAGAGGGAAATCAGTATACATGGTCCACAGGCTTCTCCCAGCCCAGTCATGAAAGGCTACAAACAGGTGGCGCATGGCTTTTTCAGCGGTCAGCGGCTCTGACTCGGATTCGGGTTCCTGAATCCGCATGAACTCTTGGACATACTCAAAGAGGGGGATTTGGTGGTCCTGGTAAGAAACCGTGAGATCCTCATGAATTGTCAGGAACTTGGACGCCTCACGATATTGTAGATAGACAGATAGGGGAAGTACGCACCCCGTCATACAAAGACGGAAGCGTTCTGCCTCCGACTTTTTAGGCTTCATGGGAGCCATTGGCGCTTCTGTTGAAACAGAAGAATTACTCATGGTGGATAGATGAGTTATAATGATTAATTGGAGTATACAGGATAGATTGTATAGTCGCATCTCCTTTTGTATTGGGTAAAAATATTCAAATTTTTTTATGGAGGATTCTCCATAAAAAATACTCTGTTTCCTAGTCTCCTCCTGGAGGAGATGAGGAAACACAAATTTTTTTATTAGACCCTAGGCAGCAATATCCTCTAAGAACTCCTCTGCGATTTTAACAGGGCGAATAATGGGAATCAGGGCGAGCGACCCAATCTCTGTTTTCTGAACCGGCATGCGATTCATGAGAAGGTCCTTCAGAGTGAGTGGCATCGTCTTGTACAGGTTGGAATGGAACTTGTACTTGGGTTTGGCACAGATGCGCAAGGCTTGCTCCAAGTCCTCAAAGGACAGGCGGAACATCACATAGCCATTGTTATAGGTGGGCGGTTCTTTCAAAGGAATCTTCACTCTCAGAGTCATGATGAGCGTCGGCGGGAGCACGGACTCATTGTACAATTCCTCTATGACTTCCCGCCAGGCCGTGTGGCACCAGTCAATGTCCCCCTGCTCTTTTCGGCCCCCGAATCCAGACAGAGTGCCAGTATCCTCAGGTTTCAGCGTTCGCTCCTTCTGAATCCCCGCCAAGGCCAACGGACCCTCAGTAAAGAGAATGCCCGCCGCCCTGTAATCAGGATACGTCACATAAATCGGTGCCGATTTTGATGCGGTATGTCCCATTCTATGCGATAGTGTTTGGACTAAAATAGGTGGCATATATCCTTCAAGTTTTTTGAGAAAAAAATTGAAGAATGTTTAAACAGGGTGGAAAGGCCCACACACTCCTTAAATCACTCTTATCAGAATTCAACTATGAATTATCCTGATAGATATGTTACACTGGGCCTAGAATTCTGTTCTAAGCCCATGTATAATCTCACTGGGCCCGAACAGATGATTGCCTATCGGGCCAACTATATTGCCTATTATGTTACGGGATTCCATGAGATTTGGAATCTCTTTGAGCGACGGCTACAGTTCTGCGTAGATTCCATGACCTTTGATATCATTTCCTCCAATGGATACCAACTTGTATCTACGACGCCCGACAGTGTTACCTGGCATCTTCTGCTCCTCAATCCACGCATCATTCAGGCCTGTGCCGATGCCCTACACTATGCCACGATGTCGGATCAAGACCTTATCGAAGTTCTCTGCGCATTTAAAGGTCCCCGCGTTGTCCGAGAGGCGATGATGTTCTATATTGACAAGGACCGGCTCGCTGTTCTGGAACATCAAGTCTGGTGGCGACAACAAAAACCCGACTTTCTCGCCTGGCTGGAAGGACTGGACTAAAATAGATGGTAGGTTTTTTCGTAAAAAAAATTGAAGTTCTTTTCATAATAAAAATGGAGATATCTATACTTCCTATTCTAGTATATATCACCTTAATCACTCTTTATTATCAAGATGAACTCTTCTGTTTCACCTTCCATAATATGTTCTGCTGTTGCTGTTGTTCCTAAACCAGCCTATGGCACCCAACCCTTCATCAAGGAACAACTTGATACCCTGAAGGGTGTTCTCCACGAATTCTCCCTTCCCCTTCCTGTAGTCCTATATCGCCCAGATGACACTGAGTATAGTATTACCGCCACCATTCAACCCGATTACTCTGTGACGGCCGAGATTGTTACCGATGGCACGTCTCGTATAGAGACCTATCCCAACTGTATGATCTTTGTCAAAGAGGTGTACTGCCTGTGGGAACAGGACCCCGAGTACTTCCACTGTCTAACAGCAGAGGACATTCTGCGGTCCATCACCCTTGCGAATGGCGAGTTTGCTAACATGACCCTGTGGTACATCTATCGGCGCTTCCCTGGATTCATGACAGATGCTGGATTCACACAGGAGCAACTGACCTGTCGCCGGCTTCTCGGCAATTTGATGCCAGGGACCCAGTTCTTGATTCGAGCCAGGCGTGTCACTCTGAACTCCAATTGCCTGTTCTCCTATCGTAGGGTCCATGGCCTGACGTGCGCCATGGCGGTCAAAGAGACAACTGGACGAGATGTGACCGAGGCAGAGGCCTTGACCATGATGTACTTCCTGGATAACCAAGAAGACGAGGCAGTAGATGAGATGATTGTCGGGTATGGACTGTCTTTGGACGAGATTCTCAAGACCTTCTCTCTGTTCAAGTTGCGATATCTTGGCCGAATCATGGTAGAGTATGACTTTGGTATTGTAACGGAAGTCCAACGATATCTGGCCCTGATTCATGAACACCCTGACAAGGAAGGCAAGATTCCATTTGTGATCCAATGTATGGACTTCCTGTATGAGAACGGCATTGACTTTATAGAAAAGAATCTGAACTTCCGCAAGACAGTTCTCAATAAGTGTGAGGAATTCATCGGAATCTGTGCCAACGAATATCCTGCGTGCTGCTCTTCCTGCCAACGGTTGTTGGACAAGTTGTTGCCTGGTTAAAGCGACTAAATACAAAAATACAAAAATACAACTGTATTTTTCATACAGTCTATTATACCATCAATCCTCTAATGCCTCCATTCAGTGAGTTATTAGGTCTATGGTCAAAAATATGATTGTTGCCAGGCAACAATCAATTTCTTGACCATCAATCCTCTAATGCCTCCATCCAAGCCCCTCGTTCTCCTTCAGGAATCCCAAACTCCTGGAACGCCTTAGTCGCCTCTTTCAAGCGTTCCGATTGTTCCATCTTGGCCACAATGGCCATGCGATTCTGGAAGAGTTCTTTTGAACTTGTGGTGCTAACACCCTCCATGTAGCCCTCCACTACATTGACAAGGCGCGCCAGTTTGCCATTGGCACAGACATCCAAACTATCGCCAAGTTCTTCTGTCAGTCGCTTCACAAGTTCCTCCTTGTGTTCATGGCTGCGTATATATGCCCATAGATGGTTAAACATGTTCCCGTAACTGACGGGGCCAGATGTCAAGGATATTGTCAGGGTCGTGTAGTCGTGTATCAGTGTGTAGGGATTCAACTCGTTGTCAATGACCAAGTATTCTTCCAGAGCGTCCATGCCCTCTGGAAGAGGGACGGCACGGAGTTTGTTCAGACTGGCCTCCATAGCCGTCTGAACGGAGGCTCTGTGAACGGATTGACTGTCAAAGGCAAAGGCCCGCAAGTCAATGCTGTTGACAGGGTCTGGGACAATGGGGGCGTAGAATTCGTAGTAGGGTCGGATAATGGCCCACCAGGGATCTTTGGGCTTGATCATGGCGAACCAGTCGGTGTTGCGAAAGGGCTCCAGGGCGACTTTCAAGAAGTCCAGGTGTGCGGCAATCTGTTCAGGGGATTGCTCTTTGACCTGTTTGTTGCGAACAAGTGTATGAAGGGGCATTGCGGCGGCAAGAAGATATCGCTTTTCATTCGTCTTGTTATAGCGAATGATTGCGAACGCAATCGGTAGATCCATGGTCCTGGGACCATGTTCATACCAGAGTGATATAAGAGAACGGCTCACGTAGTGGGGGGCGTCCATAGAGTGATTTATTATTAAGATAGGTGCTGTCTTGCGTGCCTTCTTTTTGGAAAAAAGAACTCATTCAATTTTTTCTTTATAAACCAAGGATGCTATTTATTTTGGCTTGCTTGCTCCAAGAGTCTTTCACGGAATAAGAACTTATAGACTTATTTCGTAAAATTTGATAGATATTGCTGGCTATCTTGCCTACCAATCTGTCTTATGGACACCTATACATTTCACGTAGCAACCATACGAACACTTAATGGACCTCTGGATATCTATTGGAGTTTTGAGACACGGTCTATTCGCTATTTCTGCGGCGGACTTGGATTTGATAGACCCAATCAAAATATCCGAACTTCCTTGGCCACCCTTTTTGGCTGCCCAGAACACTGGTTAGAGACACGATCGCTTATCTTGTCGGAAGGAACATATAAGACGGTCTTTGACAATGAGCATAAGATGGCGAAGGAGTTGCTGGACTGTGAATGGTCGGATTATGCGATGGACCTGATGTCCTTCCAGATTCACTTGGCGCTAGGAGCCGATATCAATGTAAGAGATGATCATTTCTATCAGTTGGAAGTATTGGCTGAACATGAAGAACAACAGATAGCAGATGACCCACAGAACCATGGATAATGGTAATGGTAATGAAAAATATAGACAATATCTAGCAAGAATCGCTAGATATCATCTATATTAATGGGTCCCCCCTCTCCAGACATTTTGGCCGTGCGCGCCTTTTCAATCTTGACGTCCCGTGCCTTCACACTAAGTTTCCGAGAAGATGCCGCTGCCGAATTAGACGGGGCATCGTCCTCATCGTCCTCCTCGTCCCCCTTCTCTTCCTCGTCCTCTCTGACGGCGCGTTCTGCCTCCTCACTCACGAACTCAAAGGACGCTATCTCAGGCTCGGCAGAGCCACCACCACCACTCTTGGAGAACATCCACTCAGGCAGTTCACCACGCTTCCTCAGAACCGGTACATGGCTGTCATTGTCCAAGATGCCCTCAATATATGCGACCGGCTTCGCATTCTTGGTGAGCGCATCTTTTTCCCAGTTCGGTAAATGAATCAGCACAATGGACCCTGGACCCACGGGGGTTCCCCGCTTAGATGCTAGTAGGTCCCGAATAGAGGCATTCGTTGTGCGCCCATCTGACAACTGAACCTCAAACCGCCCATTCCCAAACACCTTCCCGATTTGACCGAACCGCATCTCGTTCTCGTCAATTCCCTCTTTCAGAACCCTCTTCATGAGTTCCTCATTGGCCCTCATGGCCCGCTCGGCTGTACGCCCCAGCCCCTTCCCCTTGTTCGCTCTCGCGTTATTTATGTTACCAGACATTGTACTGCTGATAATAGTGATTAAATTGGATATATATGCCTAATGATATACTCGGCATTCAAATTTTGTGCCACGTGGATTTCAAATTTTTTTATAAAGAATGTGGACAATCTTTATAAAAATACGCTGGCTCATGCTCTTTCTACACTCTTTGGATTGGGGGTTGATATTCTCTGGAACGCATGGATTTTACCGGGTGCCTCTTTGTCGTCGTCTCGTTTTACCTCCTTTCAAATGACTATTCTTATTCTTACTTCTATGAGTTCGGTTGGCTGCCATTCTATTCATCTCTGCTGCTAATATCTGCTCTTCTATGCGTTTCAGTTGTCTTCCCTTTCCTGTTGTATAGTTGACTGGTTTAGGAATAGTCCTTAGTAGAGATACACGACTAGCTGTTAATTGGCGGAGGGTTGGTCCTGAAAAGAGTTTGGATACATAACGACTCATGGAATCTACTATAGGTGGTTTATTTATTTTTGTGTACTTTGCGGCTGCGATGGAGGTAGCGTTTGTAGCGGCGGGTTTTTTGTGATACATGATTTTTGTGAGTTTTGTGTTTAGATATATGTTTGGATTTGTGTTTGGATTTTCGAGTATTGGACCGTTTGCCACCATGTAATAATGATGATACACTAGATATAGCAGTAGAACCAACCATATATGCCCCCCATGCTAATTGTAATATAGGATTCCTATTTATGACTACATCTAATGCACGTAATGTAAATTGTCTTGCTTCATTTTGTATAATATTCCCTATATCTTGTACTGCAAGTACTTGTTCCTGTAATGCTTCACGTTGTACCCGCGTCGCATTTATATTGCTTGCTTCTATAGCTAAATCGACTGCATTCGCAGCAGCATCCTCCTCTAAAATTTCTTGATGTACAATATATTTTAGTTTTTTATGTGGAAGTGTTTCAAAATCATCTAGACATTCTATTAATCCTCTAAATATGGAAGATATTGATTGATTATACTGCCTAGTACTATTATTTCCAGATTGAGAAATTCTTTGATTGTAGAATCTCTCACTATCTATCAGGCGTTGTCTCATAGCATTATATAATATATACCTAGCTCTAATATCCTCTAAAATATTAGTAAGCCTTATTTGAATATGATTTATATCCCTACCATTATGTGACAAAGAGGCGATTTGAGTTGTTAGATCACTGAATCTAGTGCGAATAGGATCATCCAATTCTGGTATACCACTATATTTATTTACTTCACTTGTCTTAACTTCTGGCAATATAGTTGAGGCAAATATATTGCTTAATGCAACCAATCCTCCGATAGATATTATAAATTCTTCTGAAGTAGGAGGTTTTGTAGTAGGTTGTGTAGTATCCACAGGATCTGGTAGTTCCTTTAAAGCTGCAATTGCAGCTTTTAAAAATACAATATCTGGTATATTTACACCAATATATGAATTTCCTCCATATAATTTACCTCCAGCTATTGGCATCGGGCGGCCAATAGCTGCCTGATAGAATGCTCTAAGTAATGCAATTGCATCATTATATAAGTTGCGAAAAGCCGCATTTCTGGGTAAATTTGATTCATTTATCATTTCATTTACAATATTTATTAGCCCTTGTGATAATCTCTGTACTAATCTCGCTACATCTACATCTGATAGTGGTACAGTACTTCCAGTAAACAAATAATTATTTGTTAATGTTTCTCTAAACAATCTACCTTCCCATACACCATCAATTGCAGATGCCAAAAACATATTAACCTCCCTTGTTTCAAGACCTCCAGAATTTATACGATAATCATTAATAATCCATGCCAATGAATGTGCAACTCTGAATAATCCATCAGGAGTTGCATTAGGAGAGAAACATAAGCTAAATACAATAGCAACATTCACATCTGCAGGTACCGCATGTTCATCTTGCATTCCGGCAACTCTTGTTGGAAATCCTTCTCTATTCGTAAATGCTTCAGAAATATTACGATAATTTGTCCAGAGTTTTGTTTGGGCACCATTCGCTCTAAAATAATTTTCTATACTTCTTTTTATAGTTAGAAAATCGATAGGATTTGTTGTATTAAATAGTGACGCTAAACGTGAATATAGACCAGCATCTATTGCTGTTTGTGTTCGAGTTAATCGCCTAGTTATTTCATTAATAGTGCCTCTAAGATCTTCAGTAAATGTATTCTCGAATATACGTACATTACTATTAACATTTGTACTATTACGAGGAACAACATAGTTTTTCATTAGTGTTTTTCTTTGGGCGTGCGCTACTGCCCTGTCACCAGATGGGGGGCCTGCTACAACATGGGGTTTGTTTGTTGCGCATATTGTTACAAATTCACTTAACGTAGGTAG